GCTCCAGTACCACGAAGATCAGCGGCCACGAGCTGGACGAGTCGACGGCCAATACGACCAGCACGCTCGACCTGCACATGCTGGACCTGCTGAACGTGCCGGACAATGCCGCGGGCGCGTGGTCGCGGGTCGAAGTGGTGTTCAACAAGCACCGGATGAATCCGGCCGTGGCGGGCGTGTAGGCAAGGGGGACAGGGACACATGGTCATTCGAGGCAGTTTTTCCGATTTCTACCTGAGCACGATGCTGCCGGCGATCAGCGCGCTGATCGGCGACCGGTACCGTGCCTACCCCGCGATGTTTCCGCGGATCTTTAACGTGGCTTCCAGCTCGCGGTCGATCGAGCAGTTCACGGGCGTGTCGGGCGTGGGCCTGGCGACGCAGATCGCGGAAGGCGCTCCGATCCGGCAGGACCTGCCGGTGCAGGGCTTCGACTCGACGTTCACGCACACCAAGCACGGGCTCTCCATTCCGATCACGCGCGAGATGGTGGCGGACGACAAGTTCGGGATCGTCAAAAAGTTCACGCGCAGCCTGGTGCGCTCGATTCAGGAGACGCGCGAGATCCGCGCGGCTTCGCACTTCAATAACGGTTTTTCCTCTAGCTTTCTGGGGCCGGATGGCAAGGCGCTGTTCGCGTCCGACCATCCGCTCTACAAGAGCGGCGGCACGCAGAGCAACATCCTGAGCGTGGCGGCCGACCTGGACGTGGACAGCCTGCAGCTTGCGATCACGGACTTCTACACCATGAAGGACCCGGCCGGCCTGCTGCAGATGGTGCGCGCGAAGCGGCTGATTTACCACCCGTCGAACCATTTCAACGCGGTGGAGATCGTGAAGAGCGACGGGCGATCGGACACGGCGAACCGCGTGGATAACGCGCTGAAGGACGCGCGGGACGGGCTGCCGGAGCTGTTCATGTGGCCGTACCTGACGGACGCCGACGCCTGGTTCCTGTCGGCGGAGCCGGAAGACACCGGCCTGGTCTGGATCGACCGCGAGAAGCCGTACTCCGACCGGGAGTTCGACAAGTTCACAGAGACGATGTACGAGATGCAGCGCTACCGTGCGTCGAGCGGCTGGAACGACTTCAACGGCGTGTACGGGACGCCGGGCGCGTAGGTCTTCTCCTGCCGGCGCGGACAGGCCGGCGGCCGCCTTTGCGGCTGGCCGGCCCTGATCCCGCGCTGGTGAGAGGAGGGGAGAGGGCACATGGGGCGTACAACCAAGTTCAAAGGCGACGTGACGATCACGGGCTCGCTGTCGGTGGGGAGCACGCAGGTGAGCAACGGCGCCGTGTCGGGCGATCTCGTGATGGCGGACGGCAAGCAGCTCAAGCCGGACGGATCGACGGCGACGGCGGTAGCGGGGGCGGCGACGCTTTCGAAGCAATCGGGCGTGGTGACGTCGGAGTCGCTGACGACGGCGGCCGGCGCGGCGTATACGCTGACGCTGACGAACACGCTGGTGGCGGCAACGTCGATCGTGCTGGCGAGCGTGCAGAACGGCGACAACAACCAGGGCGATCCGGCGGTCGGGCTGATTACGCCGGGGCCGGGGTCGGTGACCATCAAGATCGTCAACCGGCACGCCTCTCAGGCGCTGAACGGGACGCTGAAGATCAGCTTCCTGGTGCTGAACCCGCAGTAGCAAACCACAGTAGCGGAGGGCGCGAATGGCGGCGGTGTTTAACGACCTGGCGGCGACGATCGCGAACGGCGCGAGCCTGTCCGGAGCCGTGAATCTCGGCAACGGCGGGCTCGCCGCGATCGTGATGCCGTCCGCGTGGACGGCGGCCGTGCTGACGTTCCAGGGCAGCTCCGACGGAACGAACTTCTACAACCTGTACGACGACACCGGCAGCGAGATCACGGCGACCGTCTCCACGTCGCGGATCGTGGCGCTGCAGCCGTCGCTGTTCGCGGGGCTGCGCTACGTGAAGGTGCGCAGCGGCACGTCGGGCGCGGCGGTGAACCAGGGCGGGGAGCGCGCGCTGGTGTTGCTGACAAGGCAGGCGCCGCGATGATCTGGAGTCCGCCGAGGGGGAGGATCCGGCATGCGGACGTAACGGTGTCGGCGGCGGAGATGCTCGCGCTGCGTGCGACGCCCAAGGTGGTCGTGCCTGCGCCGCCGGCGGGGGTGGTCCTGTTGCCGCTGTTTTGGGCCTACACATACCGGTATGGTGGTACACCGTTCGGAAATACGAGCAACAATGGCGTTGCGATCATCTCGTCCGATGACGCGATACAGATACCCTCTGGTAACGGCCTCCCGGCCACATTTCTCACACGAACCGCTGACAGGTTCTGTGTCGAAGTAAACGAGCTCCTGCAGGCAGTGGACGTACAATTCAGCGCCTTGGCCGGCAAGGCGCTGTGCGTGGCGAACCGCGGGCTGGGAGGCACGGAGTGGACCCTCGGCAACGGGACACTACGCGTGCAACTGGCGTATATCGCGATCACGCTGTGAGGAGGCATGGCGACGTGGGGGCAGATCCGGTTTGAGCTGGCGAAGGGGCGGGCGCTCGATCTCCAGCTACTGAATGGCTGGATCAACGCGGCCTACCGCCAGATCCTCGACCATCACTCCTGGAAGGGGCTCGAGGGCGACGCCGTTCTGCAGACGATTGCACCTTATGCCGCGGGCACGGCGGCGGTCACCAACGGCTCGGCGGCGGTGACGGGGACGGGGACGACCTGGACGTCGGGGATGACCGGCCGCGAGTTCCGCGTGGAGGGGCGCGGGGAGCGCTACACGTTCACGTACGTGTCGGCGACGGCGGGGACGCTCGACCGCAATTACGAGGGCGACACGGAGGCCGCGGCGGGGTATTCCATTTTCAAGCGGATCTACAATCTGCCGGCCGACGCGAAGTACGTGAAGGCGATGCAAAACCCGCGGATTGGCGCGCCAGTGCTGCGCAAAACGCGGGACGATCTGAACGAGGCGGACCCGTCGCGGGTGCGCTCGGGGCCGGCGCGGATCTTTGCTCCGCACTCGGACTCGGACGAAGCGTCTCCGCCGGTGCTGCACCGCGTGGAAATCTACCCGGTGCCGGACGCGGCGGAGGGTCTTCCGTTCAGCTACGAGAAGGCGGTGAGCGAGTTCACGGGGTCGAACACCACGGATTCGCCGCTGCCCTGGGTGAGCGAGGACGCGATCAAGGCGGGGGCGCTGGTGCGGATCTACCGCCACGTGAAGGACGCGGCCGGCGAAGCAAGCGCGCGGGCGGATTTCCGGGACTTCGTGGCGGGCATGGTGCGGGTGGAGGCGGCGCGCGTCGGGCCGGCGCGGCTCCGGATGGACCCGCGGTACACGGCTCACCGGAGGCAAAGATGGGCGCGATAATCCTGCTGCTGTTGACTCTTGGCGCGGCCGCGGCGCAGACGACGCGGCCGCCGGGGACGAGCCCGGTGCGGGTGTCGAGCGGGGTCCAGACCGTCTTCGGGCGGACGGGCAACGTGGTTGCGACGCAGGGCGACTACGACTTCACCAAAATCGCGGGCTCGGTGACGTACGGGCAGCTCCCGGCGATCGCCGGCGGCGACGTCGGCGGGACTCCGGGCGCGCTGAGCGTGATCAAGCTGCGTGGGCGAGAGGTGGCGGCGACGGCGCCGACAACGGGCCAGGCGCTGGTGTGGGACGGGCTGCAGTGGACGCCGCAGAACCAGGCGGGATCCGGAACCAACGCGACGCAGCTCCAGGGGCGAGACATGGCGGCGACGGCGCCAACGGACGGCCAGGTGCTCTCGTGGTCCACGTCGAATAACCGCTGGCAGCCTGGAGCGGGAACCGGCGCGGCCGCGGTGACCAGCGTTTTCGGCCGAACGGGCGCGATCACGGCGCTGTTCGGCGACTACAGCTTCGCGCAGATCTCGGGCGCGGTGGCGGCGGGGCAGCTTCCGGCGATCCTGGGCGGCGACGTCGGCGGCGCGCTGGGCTCGGTGTCGGTGGTCAAGATTCAGGGGCGGGCGGTAGCCACCACCGCGCCATCGGACGGCCAGGCGCTGGTGTGGAACGCAGGCGCGAGCCAGTGGGAGCCGCAGAACCAGACGGGCACGGGGACGAACGCGACGCAACTCCAGGGTCGCGACGTGGCGGCGACGGCGCCGGCGTCGGGCCAGGTGCTGGGCTGGAACGGCTCGGCCTGGGGGCCGGCGACGCCGACTTCGAACGCGACGCAGCTCCAGGGCCGCACGGTGGCGTCGACGGCGCCGGCGACGGGGCAGATGCTCGGCTGGGACGGGTCGCAGTGGACGCCGACGAGCCAGGCGGCCGCGCCGATCTTCGTGGACGGCGAAGTGCCGGCAGGCACCGTCAACGGCACCAATGCGGTCTTCACGCTGGCCAACACGCCCATCGGCGGCTCGGTCAAGCTCTACCGGAACGGGATCCGGCTGAGCGCCGGCGGCTACGACTACAACATCTCGGGCGGCACGATCACGTTCACTCAGTCGGCCATCCCGCAGAGCGGGGACCGGCTGCTGGCGGACTACCGGCGATGACGGCGGAGCAGCTCTCGACGCGGCTGCTCGATCGTCTGGGCGAGCGCGCGACGGCCACGCGCCACTCCTTCGCGGAGGCGCTGGCGGCATTCAACGAAGGCCAGCGGCTGTTCGTGCTGCTGACGCTCTGCCTGGAGAACACGGGCGGGTTGACGCTGCAGGCGACGCAATCGTGGTACCGCGTGCTGAGCTCGCATCCGGACTTCCTGCTTCCACTGCGGGTGCGCGTGGCAGGCACGGGCGGCGGCAAGGTGGACTTCGCGCGCCTTGAGGAGATGGACGCGCTGAATCCGGAGTGGGAGTCGGAGCCCGGGCTGCCGGAGCGGTACACGGTGCTGGGTTTCGATCTGCTGGCGGTGCATCCGCGGCCGGCGGGGCCGGGCGCTTCGCTCGATCTCACCTTTGCGCGATGCCCGGTGAAGCTGACAGGGTCGGAATCGACGCCGGAGATTCCGGAGGAGTACCACGCGGCGCTGATCGACTACGCGATCCCGACGCTGAAGGCGAAAGACGGCGGTGCGGAATTCACGGCGGCGCTGAAGCACCTGGACCGGTTTTTGACCGCCGCACAAAAGATGGGGGACTTCGTGCGGGCGCGCAACAAGGCCGCGCAGTACGATCGCACGCCGTTCGAGCTGGCCTCGTTCGACCGCAGCAAGTTGGTGGCGACTTTGCAGAAGAAGGGCAAGGGGCGGAATGGCTGACAACATCGCAGTAACGCAGGGCTCGGGGACCAACGTCGCGACGGACGACGTGGGCGGGGTGCACTTCCAGAAGGTGAAGCTGGACGTCGGGGGCGACGGCGCGAGCGTGCCGGCGACGGGGGACGGGACGAACGGGCTCGACGTGGATGTGACGCGCGTGCAGGGCGTGGTGCACGTGGACGACAACGCGGCGACCCTCTCGGTGGACGACGGCGGGGCGACCCTGAGCGTGGACGACGGCGGCGCGTCGGTGACGGTGGACTCCGGACAACTTCCGGCCGCGCTGGTCGGCGGGCGCCTGGATGTCAATATCGGGGCGGCCGGGGCGACGGTGCCGGTGAGCGACGCGGCCGGCTCGCTGACCGTGGACTCGGCGCAGCTCCCTGCGGCGTTGGTGGGTGGCCGGATGGACGTCAA